TTTATAAAAAATTAGAAAACAAGTATAAGCATTTTGGGACTAGAATGAGAATTGTAGGCAAGGTTGAAAATGATGCAAATCGTGGACAAACTCCAGTAGGTGCATCAACATACTTTACTGTTCCAGGTACAACTCCAGAAAAAAGTATCAGTATCGTTGGAGGTTCTGGAGGGTTAGCAGTAATGATTAACCCAGAAAGTAATAACGGATACTACTTTGAAATTATTGCTTTGGGGGCCAACAACCTTAATGAGTCTGAGAAAAAAAATGTAAACAACGTAATGTTTTATAAGGTTAAGGCATCTGGAACTAATGCAATTCCTATCAAGTTATATGAAGGACTAACAAATATTGTTGTAGACGATGGAAGATTTACTGGTCAATACAGAATGTCAACAGAAGAAAACCCAACAGTATTTGACTTGTCCGTTGAGTACCAAGATATTGGAACAAGAAGAAGATTTTTTCTATATATAAATAACAACCTAATTGCAACTGTTGACGACGAAGAACCTTTGCCAGCGTACAACAATATGGCACTCTTTGTTCGTGGATCATCAAGGGTAATGTTTGAAAATATATATGCACTTGCAAATAATTACTCACAAAATACTGCATTTAAAATTAATGCTCCAATAGCATCAGCCTTTGGAGATTCTGAAATAAATGCAAATGATTCATTTATGAAGTATGCAATGAGCGGAGTAGTACAAGGAACTTATCTTGCAGGAATAAGTTCTGCTGAGCCACCTGCGTTTAGTATGTATTTTGAAGAATTTGGAACAATTATGAGAGAGGCTGCATCTTTTAACATTAAGTATGATAAGGCTTATCCAGCATTGTATGCAAAACTTTCTCCTACCTTTAACAGAATTAAAGGTTATGCAATTTCTGGATTTACTGCAGGATCTTACGGAGCAGAATTTTTAGTATTTAACTCAACAGACACAGCATTAAGTTTAGATGAGAGCAGTGGAAACTATTTAAGAATCCAGGGAATTACCTTTACTCAAGAATCAGACAATGACTTAACTGTTGATGAATATTTCTCAAAGAATAGTAATTTGGCAGATCCAGAAACTGTAGGATCATCTTTGGTTTCTTATCCATTCAAAGTTGCAAAAGATTATGAAGACATAAAGTTAAGTCGCATGTCTTACGGCAAAAAAGATTTTAGCATAGAGGTCCCATATATTCAGTCTCACGATGCAGCAGAGAACCTAATGTCTTGGGTTATTAAAAAAATAATGAAGCCAAGAAGATCTATGGGTGTTAAGATATTTGCAAACCCTATGATTCAACTTGGGGATATTGTTTCTGTAGATTATATTGATAATGGAATAGACATGGTTTCATCAATAGAAAAAAGATTTGTTGTGTATAATATAGAGTATACAAGAGAAAATAATGGCCCATCAATGACAGTATTTTTAAGTGAGGTAGTTTAATGACAACAGACTCAGTGGCAAACCAGTCAAAGCCAGATATAAAGTCATCATCTTCAGCAGCAATTAAGCCTGCAACACCAGAACTAATTGCTTTGAGCAATCCTCCAATGGACATAGACATAATGGCAGATATGATTTTTGAAAATATTGGGGGACAGGAATTAATAAATATATCAAGAAGCGACACGATTAATGGGCAGGATGTAATTTATAGCCCTATAAAAAACCTTAAAGACTTATATATTCAGTACAATCCCAACAACATAATCAAACTAGAAAGCACCGCAGACACATATTTTAAGAACTTTCCTATAAGGCTAGAATCAAAGTTGCCACCCTATGGAACAGGTCCAAGCGGAGAGATTGTTTATTTAGATCCAACCACAGGAGATCTTGTTATAAATATTTCCTCCCTTGACACTGATGAGCAAGTTGACGTTCAAATATTAAACAGTGGAGAGACACTTAATGGTACAATATATGGTGAGGTATAAAAAATGATAACTAATACAGGTAAGAATATTTTAGCCAAGTATCTTGTTGGGCAGGCTCCAGCATATGCATCATACATTGCTATTGGATGCGGAGCCAAGCCACTACCTTCGGATGGAGTCCTTGGAGATTATTCCGAAAAAAAGTCTTTAGACTTTGAAATGTTTCGTGTTCCAATAACATCTCGTGGGTATGTTACCGAGAATGGACAATCAAAAATTGTTTTTACAGCAGAACTTCCAACAGCAGAAAGATATGAAATAACTGAGGTTGGGGTTTGGTCTGCGGGATCAAATCCAACAGCAGGTTCTTATGACAGCAAGACTATCTATTCTTTTAGCGGATCAGAAAATTGGGAATATCACAACGATAGTGGGTCAGTAGCAATTCTGCCAATCTATGAACCTTTGGACTCAGGATCAAATCCTCCAAACAATATCATAAGCACAACAAGCCAAGTCTTTCAAACTAATGCAGACAATAGAATCTTTACAAACCAAGAAAGGTCTTCTCGTTATGAAAGATGCAGATTTTTAAATAACATCATGGTTATAAGAGGAGACATGACAAATCTTTCTGTCTCATCAGGAAGACTAGTTGTTCCCCCAAACTCAAAACACATTCACTTGACTGGACAACAAATTGATTTTAATAAAAATGCACCAACAGACGATCTAAGGTTAGCATTTTCTGTAATCAACAAAAATGGAGAGTCAACCGTTCATCCAGACGAAGTTAGAATGATGATTGAATTTGCAGAGTCAGATGTTCACGGTACTGGACAGTCGGCAAGGTTTGAAATAGTTTTAAAAGAATCAGACGCTGGAGTAGACTTTGCAACAAACAGATACTTCATATCAAAGAAAAAACTAGAAGAACTATACAAAACTACTGGATTTACTTGGAGCGTTGTAGATGTTGTAAAAGTTTATGCTTCAGTAATTAAGAATGGGACTGTTTCTAGTGACTACTATGTTTGTCTAGATGCTCTAAGGCTAGAGAACGTAACATCTTCCAATCCAGTTTATGGTTTATCTGGTTACTCTGTAATCAAAAATTTAAATGCAGATCCAATAATTAAAAATGCAAATACAACAAACCATATTGAGTTTAGGTTTGGGATGGATGTTCTTTAATGTCAAACCCAGTTGTAAAAAAGGTTATCATAAAAAAAGAAGATCTTCCAGCATTCAATGGAACACAACAAAACTATTTAGTTAGATATAGGGTAGTCTCAGAAGATAGAAACAGGACATCTCACTGGTCGCCTTACTACTCTTTGACAACTCCAATAGCATCGCAAGTTGCTTGCTCAGTAACTGTTTTATCAAATGTTATTAGTTTAGTTTGGCAGCATCCAGCATCGACAACATTTCAGCAGTACGATATATATATAAAAACAAATATAAAGGACTGGACATACCTTTCTAGTTCTTCTTCAACTCAATTCTCTACCCTTGTTCCAGCGGGAATATCTTCTTTTCAGGTTGCAGTGCAGGTACCAACCTACCCAAAGAGATATTTTACAAATGCTGCAATTTTTACATCAACACAGATAGCCGTTTAGTGGTATAATTAATATACTATGGCAAAAATACCTTTACCTGAGCGTGGACAACCACTAGATGTTACATATATTTCTCAGTTAGCCCAAGCAGTTAATGATCTGTCATCTGCTATCTCTCCAGCAACATACAAGTATACCTCTATCGATACACCAAATGCTGGAAGACAAAACATCAAGGGTAGTGAGGCTAGGGTTATTGGCGGATATGTACGTGTAGTTAATAGCGCAACAATAACTGCTGGAGAAGAAAAACCATTTACATATTCTTTCCCTGGTGAATTTAAATACACACCAATTGCAACAGCAACAGCAATTAACACTGGAAACACAGTTGCTGGTAAAAATGTCACAATTGTTTTAAAGAGTATAACAACATCTGGAGTTGAAGGAATTGTTAGATTCAATACATCTGGAGATGTATCTATTGACGTTAACCTAATTATCATTGGCGTACCTAATTAATGCTAAAGTGTAAAAGATGTAGTGGGAGAATGTTTCTTGATAGACAATATAGCACAGTTGGTCACCTTGAAACTTATTGCATTTCATGCGGATCAAGAAGTTTTTATAACCCACCAGAAAGTTCTGCGGAGGGGTCATGGCTGTTAAAAAAGGAAGTATCGAGAGCGAAGGCTACAATGTCCTCCCTGTAATTCCAGGGAATAAAAAGGTTTGGTTTTTAAATGGAGAACTTGTAAGAATCCATCACCTTAATAAATCTAATGGAATAATGTCTGTTTATAATATTACAAAAGACCAGATCGAAAGTTGTTTAATTTCTGATTTTAAAAAGAAGCGTGAAAGAGCGTACACCGTTAGAGAGACTGCTGATTTAGTTAATCGTCATAAAAAATATATGCCATCATTAATGAAACGAGGAGTCATTCCATTTCCAACGGGATCTCAAAAAGGTGGAGCAAGAGGATTTCAAGTAAGATCATATTACTCAGAATCTCAGGTTAGAGAGATTCGTGATATACTTGCTACATACCATATTGGTAGACCAAGAAAAGATAATTTAATAACAAACGACATCACCCCAAGCAAGCAAGAGTTGACACGAAGAATGGGCGATGGTATACTTACATATACGAGAACTGAAGATGGACGATTCATTCCTATCTGGTCTGAATCTATTTAACGAAGGGTATGAAATGGAAAACGAAGACACAAAGGTATCCGTTACACTTGGATACACACTTAACCTTGGAAACTTTCAATCACTAAGACTTGATCTTGGCGTTGTTGATTCACGTCATAGCGGAGAAAATATCAATCAAGCCTTTGAAAGAGTTTACAAGTTTGTAGAAGACAAGTTAACTGAAAAGATTAACGAAGCAAAGTCTGAAATCAACGAGTAATGGCAGAACGCAAAGACCGTATGGCTTTGCTTTCAAGATACAGTAAGTATCATACCGCAAGGTACGAATCAAAGCCATCTCTGAATCTAAACGTAGAGCAGTGGGCCTCTGATGGCCTTATAGAGTCATACGGACTCTCTGGTTGCTACGATATACTTGAGTATTACTTTAAGGTTTCAGAGAACCCGTCGTGGAACTACTTTGCATATAATGCAGAGAAAATATTACAGGCACAAAAAGATAAAAAGAGAGACGACGAAGAGAGAGCAGAGCGTAGAAGAATGGCAAAGGAGTGGCTAAGTGAATAATACAGAGTCCAAATTAATTACTGCAGTTCTTCAGGATAAACAGATCCATGTTCTTTTGCAGGCAAACGTAGACAATCTTCTAAGAACCCATGGAGATATCTGGAACTTTATTAGACTATACTTTGAGAACAATAAGTCTCTTCCACCTGCAGAACTTGTTACAGAAAAGTTTAGAGACTTCTCACCAATTTCAAATGTTGGTGCAACAAAGCACCACCTTGAAGAGTTGCAAGGTGAATACTTAAACGATAGTCTAAAAGATATCTTAAGATCTGCTGCAACTAATGTTCAAAACAACCAAGGCAATGCTGCACTAAATGATTTAATTACACAGACATCAGAGTTAAAGAAAAACACTTCTGCTATTCGTGATATTGATGTTACTGATCTTGAATCAGCAATTGCATATTTTGAGAATTTAAAAATACAACAAGCAGCAGGTCACGTTGGAATTAAGACTAACCTGCCAGGGTTTGACAACTATCTTCCATCTGGAATTATGCCAGGGCAGTTAGGAGTCTTTCTAGCATACCCAGGTATAGGAAAGTCATGGATGGCTTTATACTTCGCTGTACAAGCCTGGAAGCAGGGCAGAACACCCCTTGTAATCTCCCTTGAGATGTCAGAAACAGAAGTTCGTAATCGTGTATTTACTATTATGGGTGAAGGTCTTTGGTCCCACAGAAAATTAAGTAATGGAGATGTTGAATTAGATACACTTAAGGCTTGGCATGCTAAGCATCTACAGGGCAAGCCAGAGTTCCATATTATTTCTAATGATCAAGGCGGAGAGATTAATCCATCAGTTCTTCGTGGAAAGATTGACCAGTACAAGCCAGACTTTGTGATCGTTGACTACCTTCAGTTGATGGCTCCTAATCAGAAGTCAGATAACGAAACGGTACGAATGAAGAACCTTTCACGAGAACTTAAACTAATGGCTATTGGTGAAGAGGTTCCTATTATTGCTATTTCCTCTGCCACCCCAGACGATGTAAATGATCTTAGTGGTGTTCCTACTTTGGGACAAACTGCGTGGTCAAGACAGATTGCCTACGATGCTGACTGGGTTATTGCTTTGGGACGTGCATCCAACAGCGATATTATTGAGTGCGCCTTTAGAAAGAATCGTAATGGATTTATGGGAGATTTCCTTGTGCAGGTTGATTTTGACAAGGGATATTACAGGTATAAAGATTATGAAGATAAGTAGGTATAATATGTTACATGGCGAACTATCATCACAAGCCTATCAAGAAGTTCAATTTGAGTGGAGTCATTCATGATGAATCAGCACTTGGCAGACTTAAAGAAGAATATATCAGGCTCTTGGAGTCAGAGATGCGCCTGTCTGGATATGTGCCAAGACTTGACATAATACCAGATTTTACAATAGACTATAACTATAAGAAAAAATATTTTGAGTTTGAATTGACGGTACACGGAACATATACGGGGAGAAAACAGAGCGAATGGATAGCAGGAATAGACGGAAACACAGTAATCTATACACAAAAGAACAAATCAAAAGAGTTCTCACAGGAACAGGTGTAACGATTGAGTCTGAGGTTGACTCAGACTATATTATTTTTTGCCCATATCACAATAACAACAGAACCCCAGCAGGAGAAATAGACAAGAACAATGGAACCTTCTTTTGCTTCGCATGCCATCACGTAACTGGATTTATCGAATTTGTTATGCATATGTCTAACAGGACATACTTTGAGGCTGCAAGATTTATAAAGAGTAAAGAAACAGAAACAAGCATTGAAACAGATATTGACAAGGCGCTATACAAAAAGCCAGAGTTCGTAATGTTTGATGAGTTAGTTCTTAAGCGTTTACATAATAACCTAATTTCTTCAGATAGAGCAAAAGATTATTTTACTTATAGAAAAATAACAAAAGACTCTGCTTTCAAGTTTTCTTTAGGATATTCAGATAAGCAGGATATGGTGACAGTTCCAGTTCATAGTCCAGATGGTTTGCCAATTGGGTTTGTTGGTAGATCAATTGAGGGCAAAGAGTTTAAAAATACTCCAGGGCTTCCAAAATCTAAAACATTGTTTAATCTACATAGAGTGAAAAGTTCTGGAACAGTATACGTTGTAGAGTCATCATTTGATGCCATCAGGCTTGATCAGGTAGGACTTCCTGCTGTCGCCACGCTTGGATCAAATGTTTCTAATATACAAATAGATTTGCTTCAAAAGTACTTCAATGATATAATTGTTATTGCGGATAATGATGAAGCAGGTGGAAACATGAAAACTAAGATAGTTGAAAAACTTGGTTCTCGTGTATCCGTAATACAATTAAATAAAGAATACAAAGATATAGGCGACATGGACGATAAGTCAATTCAAGAACTGGACTTCCAGTTTGACAAATCAATACTGTCTATGCTAAACTAACATAACACAGAAAAGAGAAAACACATGGCAATACTAAGAGGAATCAAAGAGATGGGCCCAGTACTAGATGGCCCAAAGGGTGGCGATGGACCAAAGGTTAAGTGGCTAAAACTTGCAGATGGACAATCTGTAAAGATTAGATTTTTAGAAGAACTTGACGAAGACTCAGCAAACTACAGTGCAGAGCGTGGTCTAGCAATCGTTGTATCAGAACATACAAATCCAAAGGACTACAAGCGCAAGGCTGTAGATACAATGGATACAGAAGGCCGTGACTGGGCAGAAGAAATGCACCGCAAGGATCCAAAGGCTGGCTGGAGAGCACGTCTTCGTTTCTATTGCAACGTTCTTGTAGACGACGGCATTGAAGCACCATATGTTGCAATCTGGTCAATGGGTATCAGTAAGCAATCATCATTCAATACAATTCGTGAGTATGCACTTGAAACAGGAAGCATCTCAAACGTACAGTGGAAGTTAAAGCGTAATGGTCAGGGAACTGAAACCAACTACACGTTGATTCCATCTGCACCAGACAAGGAACCATTTAACTGGGGAGATATTAAGCCTTACCCACTAGAGTCTGCACTACGCAAGGTTCCATACGCAGAACAAGAAGCGTTCTATTTGGGCTTTGATGGCCCATCTGCCACTTCAGCAACAAACGCTGATTGGTAATATGAACTACGTAGGCTTACATGTCCACACCCATTTTAGTTTATTTGATGGGATTGCTACTCCAGAAGAATACGTTGACCGTGCAGTTGAGTTAGGGATGCCTGCAATAGCCATCACTGACCACGGTACTTTATCTGGGCATAGGGAACTGCACCGTATTGCAAAAGCAAAGGGCATTAAGCCAATTCTAGGTCTAGAAGGATACATGTGTGCAGACATATCTGACACACGAGATAAGTCTGAAAGAGAAGGTCAACAAGATCTTGTCTACAACCACATTATCCTTCTAGCCAAGAATCAAATTGGTTTAGAAAACCTTAACAAGATTAGTGAACTATCTTGGACAGATGGTTTCTTCAAGAAGCCACGCTTTGACTTTACCATTCTGGAAAAGTACAAAGAGGGAATTATTGTTACTTCTGCTTGTCCAAGTAGTGTGCTTGTAAAGGCGTTAGAAGAAGAAGAGTTTGCTCTTGCTAAGAAATATATTTCTTGGTTCAAGGAACGCTTTGAAGATGATTATTATATTGAAGTAATGCCTCACAATGAAGCGCATATAAATAAATACCTTATTGAACTTGCAGATGAGTTTGGCATCAAGGTTGTTGTTACCCCAGACTGCCACCATGTTGACTCATCACAAAAAGAAATTCAGGAGTTTAAACTTCTTATGAATACGCATGGCAAGTTTGTAAAAGATGCAACATATGAAAAGTCAAAGAAAAAGGGCAGCATGATGGAGCGCCTTGATTACTTATATGGTGAAGATCGTCAGATGTCATTTAATAAGTTTGATATCCACCTGCTCTCATACGAAGAGATTAAAGCAGCGATGGAATCGCAGGGTATTGATAGACCAGACATATACTCAAACACACTTCTATTAGCAGATACAGTAGGAGACTATGGAATTCAAGAAGGACTAAACCTTCTTCCAGTACAGTACAAGAGTCCTGATAAGGAACTTGCAAAGGTTGCATTAGAAGGTTTGGCTGAGCGTGGTTTGTCAGAAAACCAAGAGTACCTTGACAGACTTGAAGAAGAGTTGCAGATTATTAAAGATAAGAAGTTTGCTCCATACTTCCTTGTTGTAAGCAATATGATTAACTGGGCCAAGAAAGAAGAAATTATGGTCGGCCCTGGTCGTGGATCTTCTGCTGGTTCTCTTGTTTGTTACGCACTAAAGATTACAGACATTGATCCTATTGAACACAACCTTTTGTTCTTCCGTTTTATTAACCCAGAGCGTAATGATTTTCCTGATATTGATACAGATATTCAAGATACTCGTCGTGAAGAAGTTAAAGACTATCTAGTTAGACAGTATCGACATGTTGCATCTATCGCTACCTTCCTTCAGTTTACTGGAAAGGGAATTGTTAGAGATGTTTCAAGAGTATTAAATATTCCTTTGTCAGATGTAAACAAGGTTTTAAAGACAGTAGATACATGGGATGACTTCTGTACATCTAAATCAACATATGAGTTCCGTGAAAAATATCCAGAGGTGGAGATTTACGGAGAGCAACTACGTGGTCGCATTCGTGGTACAGGAATCCACGCTGCAGGCGTTGTAACCGCAAAGGAACCAATCTTTAGATATGCACCACTTGAAACAAGATCGTCTACTGGGTCAGATGAAAGAATTCCAGTCGTAGGTGTTGATATGGAAGAGGCTGAAAGAATTGGTTTAATTAAGATTGATGCTTTGGGTCTTAAGACCTTGTCTGTTCTTAAGAACACAATTGACATTATTAAAGAGCGAGATGGAAAAAAGATCGACCTTCTTAAAATTAAAATGGATGATGCAAATGTTTATCAGATGTTATCAGATGGGTATACAAAGGGTGTCTTCCAGTGCGAAGCAGCACCATACACAAACCTTCTTGTTAAGATGGGTGTCAAGAATTTAAATGAACTTGCAGCATCAAATGCTCTTGTTCGCCCAGGTGCAATGAATACTATCGGAAAGGACTATGTTGATCGTAAGCATGGTCGTCAAAATATTTCTTATACACACCAGGTACTAAAACAATTTACGGAGGACACTTATGGCTGTATTCTTTACCAGGAACAGGTTATGCAAGCATGCGTACACCTTGGCGGTATGTCCATGTCGGAAGCAGATAAAGTTAGAAAGATCATTGGAAAGAAAAAGGATGCTAAAGAATTTGATCAGTTTAAAGAGAAGTTCGTAGAAGGTGCATCAAAGTTTATTGCTCCTAACGCTGCTCGTGATCTATGGCATGACTTTGAGGCTCACGCAGGGTACTCATTTAACAAGTCTCACGCAGTAGCGTACTCAACTCTATCCTATTGGACAGCATGGCTAAAATATTATTACCCACTTGAGTTTATGTACTCAGTGCTAAAGAACGAAAAGGACAAAGATGCGAGAACTGAATATCTTATTGAAGCAAAAAGAATGGGCATTAGCATTAAGTTACCTCACATTAACGATTCGGATATCGATTTTAAAATTGAGGGTAAAGGTATTAGGTTTGGACTCAGTGCTATCAAGTTCATATCTGACAAAATTGGTGAACGATACATATCGGCACGACCATTTAATTCGTATAAAGAACTTGAAGAATTTACATTTACCAAGGGCAACGGAGTAAACAGTCGTGCACTACAAGCACTAAGAGTGATTGGTGCTGCAACATTTAACGATAATCCTAGAAATGATCAGGAGATTAAAGAGAACCTGTATGAGTATCTAAACCTTCCAGAGTTTAATATTACAATACCTTCTCATTACTACGCCTTCATTCAGGACATTGTTGACTTTGAAGAAAAAGGATCATACATATTTATGGGTATGGTAAAATCAATTAAGCGAGGAACAGGATGGTCACGAGTTGAAATTTTGGACAAAACTGGCAGTGTCGGTATATTTGATGATGAAAATACAACTATTGAGACGGGTCGTTCTTATCTGGTCTTGTGTAATGATAACAGGATTGTATCTTTCATACCTTCAGATGAAATAAAAGAATCATCACATGCTCTTGTAAAGTTCTTAAGTTACAAGCAGTTGCCGTATAAGGATGATGAAATGTTCGTTGTATCTTTTAAGCCAAGAATAACAAAGGCTGGCAAGAAAATGGCATCTCTTACGCTTGCAGACACAAGCAGAGACCTGCACTCTATTACAGTTTTCCCTACATCTTTTGCAAAAGCCTATATGCATATTGAAGAAGGAAAGTCATACAAGTTTGATTTTGGCAAGACTAAAGACGGAACAGTAACATTGGAGGATGTACATGTCAGTTAGTATAGAAGAAGCGTTAGCACAACTTGACCCTAAGTTGAGAAAGAGATTGGGTAGCGGAGTAGGGGTTAACTATGAATACCAGCCTACACCTAGTTTTGGTTTAAACCGTGCTTTAGGAGGAGGTCTGCCTTATGGTAGACAAGTTCTTATCTGGGGCTCTAAGTCTTCCGCAAAGTCCTCTATGTGCCTTCAGATGATTGCTCTAGCACAGGCAGAGGGTAAGTTGTGTGCATGGATTGATTCTGAAATGTCATACTCAGAAGATTGGGCTAGAACTCTTGGGGTAGACCCAGAGAAACTAATCTATTCACAAGCAAGAACTATCAGCGACATGGTGGATGTAGGTGTTGGATTAATGAATGCAGGAGTTGATTTAATTGTGGTAGACTCTATTACATCTATGCTTCCTGCAATTTATTTTGAGAAGGACACAGATGAAATGAAGGCTTTGGAAAACACAAAGCAGATTGGAGCAGAATCTCGTGACTTTAGTAACGCATGGAAAATGCTTAACTATGCAAACAATAAAGTTAAGCCAACTTTGCTTGTTCTCATTTCTCAGTCTCGTAATAATATTAATGCTATGTATACTAGCCAGCAGCCTTCTGGTGGTCAGGCTACTAAGTTTTATTCCTCATGTATTATTAAACTCTTTTCTTCAGAGTCAGACAATCAAGCGATTAAGGGCAAAATCAAGGTAGGAGATAAATTAATTGAAGAAAAAATTGGTAGAACTATTAAGTGGGAACTCCAGTTCTCCAAAACCTCTCCAGGGTTCCAGTCTGGTGAGTACGATTTTTATTTTAGAGGTGACGATATTGGTCTTGATACCATTGGTGATTTGGTTACTACCGCAGAACTAAATGGTATTGTAGAGCGCACTGGTGCATGGTACATCCTTCCTGACGGATCAAAGGTACAGGGTAAAGAAGCATTTGTTAATCGTGTAAGAGAGGATCTTGACTTGCAAGAATCAATCAAGGCCAAACTAAATGCCTAGTTATACTGTGTATCATGGTCAGTGGGTTTGTCATACATGCAAAACTATAGTTCCAACATTAAGATGTTATGCTGAAACAAAAACATTAACTTGGATGTGTAAAGATAAGCACCTAACCACTGTATATTTGGGAAAAAGAAAGAAGAAAGATTTTGATGACGGAGAAGAGTGAGTCAAAGCGCATTGGTGCTAAGCAGCACAAAAACTCTGGTCGTAATACTCAAAAGGGAGATGCTTCCTGGAAAAACTTTGTTGTAGACTTTAAAGAAGTTGGAAAGTCTTTTACACTAAATAAAGAGGTTTGGGCAAAGGCTACTACTGATGCGATGAAGAATGGAAAAGACCCAGCCATTGTGGTCATCATGGGTGAAGGCAATTCAAAAGTAAGACTTGCTATAATTGAGATGTCAATTCTTGAAGATCTGGTAGATGGTGTATAATAAGAATATGGCAAATAATAGTTATAAAGAAAATGTATTTACCCTAGAAGAAATTAATGATATAGAAACAAGCATCTCAAATGAACTTAAAAATAGAGAGCATGTTGAGTGGTCAGATGCAATCATGGGAAATACGCATACAGAAAATCTTGTTAGGATTAAAAGAGACTTTCTTGGAAGAATAGAAATAAACAACCTCCCCATGCCAGACTCAGTTATTGAAAAAGTTTTAAATCTTGCAAAAGAAATGTATCAATTAGAAACATCACATCCTCAAAACATTAGTGGCATAACATACGTTGAGTATAATCCAAAATATGGAACACCATCTCTAAATGTACATAAGGATAATGGATCTTGCGGTTTTATATTAGACTATCAACTTGCCTCAAATATATCCTGGCCCTTTGGCGTTGAAGAATCTACATACGTTCTTTCTGATAATTCTATTTTGGCTATGTATCCGACCACACATTACCATTGGAGACCAAGCATTAAATGGAGTGAGGGAAATTTTGTTAGACTTATATTCTTTGAGTTCTTTACTCCAGGATTAACAAAGACTGAAGATCCAGTCAAGTATCAAAGTGCTTTAAGTTTTGCCAATAATTTTGTACAGGAGGATAAAAATGAAGTATGATGAAGTAAATACAATTGTTGATTCAGTTTTAACTGAAGATGAGATCAGAATGATCTACTCATTAGTTGAAAAATCTAATGAAGGGTATCTCATGGAACTCTTTAATCAAAAGATATCAAACTTTCCTTTACCAGAAGAGATATCTAAAAAAATAATTAGTAAGTGTGAAGAATTGTCTGGTGAATCAGGACTAGAAATATCTGAGTATCAGTTTTCAAAATATGAAAAAACAACAGATGAGAATGGAAAGACAAGAAATCCAAACCTATTCCCACATTTTGATGATACTTTTCCAGAGCCAAGATTTACATTTGACTATCAAATAGGTGGTAATACAACCTGGCCATTAGTAGTTGAGGGAAATGTCTTTGAATTAAAAAACAATCAGGCTTTGACATTTTCTGGAACACATCAGATTCATTGGAGACTAAAGAAAAACTTTGAAGATGGCGAAAGAATAGACATGGTTTTTTTTCACCTAAGAAAAAAAGGTGGGGCAAAAAAGGATCCATCTGTAAATGAAACAATGCATATAAAAGAGGGAACATTTAGAAAGATGTACGATCAGGGGAGAAATTAATATGGCAGAAATGCATAACTACCTAACACCAATGGATAAGTATTCAAAAAGACTGCCATTCTATGTAGATAATTTGTTTGACTTAGACCAAGTTTCAAGAATTAAATCACTTTTAGAAGAAAACAGAAAACTAGAGCCATTTATTATTGGCGACAGAATTGAAGATGGATACATAAGAACTTCAGAGTTTAGAAGTAGATACCAGCCAAAGATTGCAAAGAACATGTCAAGAACATTGATTGAGTTTGACATGCCAGAAGACTGTGAAAAGGTTTTAGATAGTATCGCTAAGCCAATGTATGATGGAGATATAGCGCTATGCCATTATAACTATATTGACTATAACATTAAGTATGGATATGGAGACAACAGTCCAGCACTACCTCCTCACCTTGATGCAGACGAAAATCTTATAACAATAAACTACTGCCTTGATACAAATATTGATTGGGACCTATACATTAGTACACCAGAAGATTCTTCTAAGTTTGAAAAATATACACTCACTGCTGGTCAAACTATTGTGTTTAGTGCTGTAAACCAAATTCACTGGAGACCTAAAAGAAAATTTAAAGAGGGTGAGTTCTGTGAGATTATTAGTATGGACTACTGTCCGACCACAAATTATAGATTTACTGGTGAAGATAATCCAATAGATCCAGAAAAAAGTCCACTTAAACGCAAAGAGTATTTAGATAAACTTCAGTCACGTCCAGACATGATGGCTGCTTTTAATCTATGGAACGAAGATGGACTTCGTGACGGTATTGACATGAAATCGATGGGATAAAAATGGAACAGCAAAGCACAACAATAGATATGGTAAATGGTCTATCAGAGATTGCAGACTATATGCAAGACGAAGAGTTGACTGTTGCGCTCACAATGATAGCCAAGTTAATCATTAAGCCAGACATTCCTTTAAATGTTGCACACGTAGAAATAGTAAGGCTTCAAGCAATAGCAGCAAAGATGGCATTTAAGGCTACATGGATGGCTAATGTTGACAAGTCAGATCGTGGAAAGAAGAATCTTTATTATACGGCAGCAGAGTCGCTTAATAATTTAGTGTCTGCACTCAAATATATTACACGCTAATCTGCTATACTTATACTAATAGAAACGAGTAAAAAAATGACAAAAAGTTTATTACAGCAGATTATGGTTAAACAGGAAAAGCCACCAGTACACTCAATAGATGTTGCTGGGCTGACTGAAAAGATTCAGTCTGGATATATTGTAAACCGAATTGATAAGCAAACACAAAAGAAAACATTTGCCCCATCCACAATTGCCTATGGGCATGGAGAGTGTCCAAGATATTGGTATCTTGCATTTGATGGTCAGATGTTTGAGGATGATGCAACACCATACAGTGCAGCGAACATGACTGCAGGAACAAAGTCTCACGAAAGAATTCAGGAAGCAATGAAAAATGTTCCAGATTTTCTTGTAGACGAAGAGTTCAAGATAACATATTCTGATCCACCAATCTTTGGTTACGGAGATGTTATGGTTAATTGGCAGGGAGAAGAACTCCTTGGCGAAATTAAAACAATGATGAATGAAGGTTTTGAATATCGCAAGGCTCACATGAAGCCTAAGACTGGGCACCTTGTTCAGTTGCTTATCTATATGAAGATTCTTAAGAAGGCAAAGGCTGTTCTTATTTATGAAAATAAAAACAATCATGAGTTGCTTATTCTTCCAGTAGAAGTAAATGATTATTATCGTCGGTGGGTAGACCAGACGTTTGAATGGATGAGATCAGTTCGTAAGGCTTGGGTCGACAGAACCCTTCCTGAAAAGAACTATCGCTCAAATTCAAAAATTTGCAAATCGTGTCCAATTAAAAAGGCATGTGCAGAGGCTGGTAAGGGAGACTTAAAACTAAAGTCCTTGGAGCCGATAGATGAAGCATTGTCAATGGTGTGATAAACAATTTAATACAGATATAACATATCAAATATATTGTTCGTCAGAGTGTAGAGACATGTCAACAAAAGAAAAAATTGCTGCAAGGTATATAATTTCTAGAAGACAAAAAAGAAAAGGCAAAGATAGAAATTGCAAATCATGCAAAGAACCTTTGTCAATATATAATGACGAAACTCTTTGCGTAAAGTGCAATGTAAATCCATCAGACGTAGCAAAAGCATTAAAAGAAATTAAGGATAATCTAAAGTGAAATTAGCAGAGGCAATAGGAACTAAACTTCCAAAAACTATTTGTGCTATTGATGCCAGCACTAACAGTCTTGCCTTTGCTATTTTTGATACACAGGAAAAAACATTAAAATCCGTAGGCAAGATTAACTTTAAAGGCAAGGACACTTATGAAAAGGTTATGGATGCTGGACAAAAGGTAAAGGCCTTTCTTGATATATACGAAGGGTTTGAGGCTATCGTTATTGAGCACACAGTGTTTATGAATAGCCCTAAGACTGCTGCTGATCTTGCTCTTGTACAAGGCGCTATTCTTGGAGCAGCAGGACAGTCTGGTACGAAGGTTATAGGAAAGGTAGCGCCAATTACTTGGCAGAACTTTATTGGAAACAAGAAGATATCCAAAGATGAAAAACTATTTATTAAGTCACAAAACCCAGGGAAGTCAGAGTCATGGCTTAAGTCTTATGAAAGAGAACTAAGAAAGCAAAGAACAATTAGTTTTATTAACATGCAATACGACAGAACAATAACAGACAACGATGTCGCAGATGCCTGTGGTATTGGGCACTGGGCAATTAAAAATTGGAATAAAGCAGTAGGGGGGACTGAATAGTGCCAGAGTTAAATGCAAACATACCACCAATAGAATGTTATGTTCGTGGAAACTTTTTAAGAGATCAGGAAGATAGTCATGACCAATACTTTCCATGCGTTATATTTGGAGTGTCAAGCGTTAAGGGAAGAAGCCCTTTGTTTCATTTCTTGATGGAAGACGGTGGTCTGTGGTGGAGAATGCCAATCAATGCTTTTTGTACAAAGCCAGGAGTTCCAGAAGAGCCAATCTATAATCTTGTTTTGTGGAATTCTTTCAGCCCCTATATATCTGTCACTAAGTTTCAAAACTTAACTAATATGAGGATGTCTTATCTTAACAGAGAAAAAGAAAATGTTCCTGGCAAGTATCTGTTTACACTTGACTGGCACAATCCAGAATCAAATATTTTAGATGACGGGTATTCTGAAAACCCAGGTCAACATAAATGTGGTCACGTAATTCAAAGAGATGATGGTAATTTTGCCATACAGCCTAACAACAGAGTTAAATTATATGAGCCTTCATTTGTAACAAAGAAAAGCCTATTGCTTCACAGGCTTGTCAATACAAACAAATGGGATGTTGAAAGTTATGACAAGTGGGTCTTAGAAGATTCAAATGCCTATAACTATGACATTTTTGAGAAAGGGGTTGACAATTAATACCGTGGGTGCTAAACTATATACAAGCGAAGTCTATATGCGTAAGAGATATCTTGTGGATAAAAGGACTCCAGAAGAAATTGCTAAGGAGTGTGGTGCTAGTGTT